GCCATCATCTAAATTTGTTGTGTCAACATCACCAAGGCGAGATAATCTTAATTCTGAATTTTGTACAGCTACAGTTGATGGTATGGTTACTGAAACTTTTTGTGGACCAGATTGTGTATCTACGTTAATTTTTGCTGTAATATCAGGCATTAATTCTCTCCCTTTATTTATATATTTATAACAAAAATGAGTTTGATTATACTGTTACTTGCGGTCGGACTGTAATTATTCCTTCAATAACTCTAGTTACAGCAGCACCAGATGTAATTTCAAGGTCATAGACATATCTCTCAGCGTCTAAAGCGGATGTTTCAGTTGCTGTTAGTGTGAGAGTAACTACTCCTGTGGTAGCGTCTGTCGCTATTGAAGTAGTCATATTTGTTCTTGTTTTTGTAGAAGCAAAGCCTTTAGCCAACTTAGCAACAGCCGTATAACCTGTAAGGTTAAAAGCATTGCCTTGAGCGTCTTTTACAGTTACGTCTGAACTGAAAGTTGCCCCTTGGTCTATGGTTAAATTAGCTATTGCGGCCATCTATTTTTTGTCTGTAATTTTGTTTGTTTCTGGTACTTCTTTTTTAATCAACTCTATAATCTTCTCGTTATAAAATTTAGTTAAAACATCTATTTTCTCAATTTCAATAGTATGTCTAGTCTTGCTTACCTGTATTTCTTGTCTTACTGCTAGGTAATTCTGTAATTCAGGACTAAGCAACTTCTCATCATACTGCTTTCCATCAATTGTTATAGCCATAGTTAATCTCCATTTCAGTTTTCTATAGTTATATTTATACGATATAAATATAAGAGTATAAATAATTAAAGGAGATATTATGGCAGTAACAGTAACTTTAAAACAAACAAGACCTAATACAGACGTTGCTTTTTACAACGCTTCAGTTGATTTTATAGCATTAAAGGAAGAAATGGTATACGCTGGAACCCTAGTAGATAATGGTGGTAGTAATAATGAAAATGGTTTAGTAAGAACTTGGAGTTTAACATTTACAAATGAAGAAGCTAATACAGCATTTGATAAAGACGCTAGGTCAATGTCTTATGAGGATGCTAGAGGAGCATATAACCTAATTAGTGGTATAACAGAAACATTTTCATATAGTTAATATATTATTTTTATTATGCTTCCAAATGATATAAACCAATATCAGGTTTTTAATAAACACACCTATTTACCTTATAAAGAACAACTAGATTTGTTATTAGATAAGTTTAGCAAATCAAATGATAAATTAAGTATTAACTATAGTCCTGACAGAATAAAATTTGACAGTTTAAATGATATTACTTTAATTGTCTATAAAGATAATATTGTATCTTTCGCTTCAGTATTAAGTAGACCAAATTGGCCTAAAAATATTAGTAGAATATTTAATCGGTTATTAAGAAATAAAAAATTTGATTGGGTCAATCCAACATTTGGTATCATATCAAAATTAACACACGACCACCAAATAAAATATTGTAAAAGTATAGGTCAAGACTTTGTTTTTATATCTATTGAAGGTAACAAAAGATTATATCTCAAAAGATGGATTAAACAAGCTAATGAATACAGTCCAGGGTGGTCTTTATGTGATGATAAAAAATGGGTTGAAACCGGTCCTCCAGAAAGTTGTTTACAACATATTATCTATAAAAAAATATCAGATACTAACGAACCTTTTCCTTTATAAAAGGTAAAAATATTATACTAGGGTCAAATTCATTTTTCTTTTTAGCAAAATTATATGATTCAGTATCATAATGATGGTTATTATGTAATGCTTGACCCCACGTTAATAATGCAAATAAAGGAATATTTACAGCTTTATCAGTAGTGTTGTAGGATTTATATCCTATTTTTCCTGTATGACATAATACATTTACTAAAGATTCTTGATGATATGACCAAGCAGCAGGAATTATCCAAAACCATAATGTAAATTCAAAGTTTATTAAACAACCTAATATAAATGTGGACCAGATAATATGATTATTATATCTATATAACCAAATGTGAAATTTATCTTTTATTATATCTCTTATTTTATCTGTTTTTATTTCTGTAACTTTTTTACTATGTATCCAACCTATATAAGCGTGAAGTAATCCATCTTTTGGACTATGTGGGTCTCCTTCTTTATCAGCGTTCTCGTGGTGCATACCTCTATGAACAGCTGCCCACCATAGAGGACTACCTTGAATACAAAGTGTTGATAAAAAAAGTAAAGGTTTTCTTAACCAATTTTTTAATTTAAATGTTCTATGACTTACATATCTATGTAGAATTACAGCAGAACCTAAACCACAAAATGTAATCCAGCCTAAAAATAGATATAACCAATTAGGAGATGTAAGAAACATTCCTAATAAAGCTAATATTTGTACAGGCCAAAAAACAAGCCATAAGTATAGTTGTTGTTTATTCATTAATATCCACCGTCATTTTCTTTTATATGTTCTAAAAAAGGAGCTACTTCAAAATTTTGAGTTAATCTACCACGTCTAGCATTTGTTTCATCATTAAATCCTCCATCAACTCCTTCCCAATTAGTTATATTTATTCTATATTTTCCGTGTATTGCCGTCCAAGCATACTGATTATCTTCAAATAATTTTGGATTCGGATTTATACCAAACTTGTCTGATATCAACTGTTTTAATTCATCAAACTTATAATTCTGATCCTTTTCAATCATATATCGTCCTACTTGTCCAACATTTCTAAACTCAAAAGATGTACCTATTCGCATTTTATTATTATCTTTATACGCAACCATTCTATCTATAATATGTTCGTTCAAATTTTTAATAACAATACAACCAATAGACAACCGTAATTTTAAAGATAAACAATTTGCTAATGCATCCATTTTCTTCTTAGCACATTTTAATTTATCAGTTATTTCATATACTTTATCATCATCAAAACCAGTCATACTTAAATATACAGTTTTCAATCCAGCGTCTTTTAATTCTTTTAAATAATGATAATGGGCAATTCTTAATCCATTAGTTGCAATAGTTGTTCTATGACCAAGTGATGTTGCCTCTTTTATAATCTTTGCTAAATCTTTATGTAATGTGGGTTCACCACCAATAAATCTAAATTCAATTTTAACTTTAAATCTTTTTATAAAGTCAATAACTTTATCTGTATTCAAATCTGGATAATGTCTAAAGGGTAAATAACAATTAGCACACTCCATATTACATCTATGTACTATATCACAATAGACATATTTAAATTTACTATCTTCTGGTTTCATCTATCAATTGTCCATTATAATACATATCTTTAATTAAATTATAGTCATCATATTTCTCTTTAAAAGAAATACTTAATATCACTCTATCTCTATCTGATCCATTTATAACTCCGTGTATTGCTCTTGTATTCAAACAAAAAACTTTATCAGATACAAAAGTTTCAATTAATTTTGTATTCTTATATTGTCTAGCAGCAGTTTCTATTTTTTTACCTTCTACTTGTAAAACAACTTCCTCCTCTTCTTTACTTTCAAAAAAAGTTATCTTATCATTTTTACCTATTATAACTGGTATATTAAGTCCAACTTTTCTATTATCTGTATGTGGTGTTATTACTCCTTCAGCATAAGTTTTAAAAAACTTAACATTGTCTATCAACTCTTTATAATTTTTAAGTTGATTAATATGTTCTAATACATCTTCTTTAGAAACATATTGTGTATGTAAGTTTGTTTTTGGTTTTTCACCTGGACCATACATTGCCCAAACATTTTTATTGTTTAAATACGTTTGTTTTAATTTTTCAGAATCAAATTTAAATTCAGGTATTTCAAAAGCATTAATCATAAATTTCCAATTAAGTGTATTCTATCCTTCCAAGAAGCATTAACAGCAGTATGTTTTAAAGTAGTATCAATTATATACCAATTACCATCTGCTGGATATCTTTTAATCTTATCATCAATAACAAAGAAACAATTGTCATTGGTGATTATAGGTATGTGAAATCTTTTACCATAGTCTTGATGGTAAGAATAACAAGTTTTACTTTTTAAATTCATCAATCTAACTCTATATAAATTATGTTCTTTAATAATAGAATTGATATAAGGTAAATCAAATAATGGATATATAAATTCTTTTTCTTTCACTGGTAAATCAGCAACTTTACCAACACCAACAAAAGGGTTTTTAATAGTTGTTGTACCTTGTAAACATATTTGTTCATCCCATTTAGGTAAATGTTTTATTTCTTCTAATATTTTACTTATGTCTATACTCATATAATTCCTTTGATATACAGATACGATTTTTATTAGCTCTTTTATAATCGTTCCATTTATTATTATTTGTTGTTGCAATCCATATTACATCTGAAGGTTCTAAATTCATTTCTTTGCATACTTCTATTTGGTTATCTTTTAACTTATTATAAACATAATCTATTTTAAAATTATCTATAATTTTTTCTGCTACTTGATGAGCATAGTAATTATAATACCTATATTTTAAAGTCAATGCTTCTAATCTAGGCATTGATTTTCTGGAGAAGAGCCAACCAGTTCTTATATTTTTTAAACCAAAACATTTACTAAAACTGAAAAAGACAAATTCTACATTAGAACCAATTTCAATTTTTTGAGGTTTAGCACTTCCTATATACGCAAGGTCTAACGCTACAGGAATATCTGTTGGTACTTTTTTATAATTACCATCAATTGAACTTGGAGAACTCATATAAAAAATTTCACCTTCTCTATTATTAGGTAACCATATATAATCTCCATCGTTCATATAAATTCTTCTTTTTTCAAATGCCATCCAATAATTCAATCCTTCAGTTATTCCATTTGTTGGATAAACACTAAATCCTTTTAAATTTATAACAGGAGATAACCAATCTTTTATTTTTGTTTTATAAGGTTCCAAAGCTTCAAGGTCAGGAACTACTGTATTAACAATATCAGATACTTCTTTCAAAGTAAAACTCCTTAAAGCTCTACTATTTTTTATAAACCAAGTAATCATATTGTTCTCACGATATAAAATAAGGCGACCACCAACCAGTCCAGCCTTTCTCCATTAAATGGTGCATTTGGCCTAGTGTACAAATACTATAATTTTTATCTAGTCCTTCTGCTTTAATTTTTGGACAAACTTTATCATAGGTTTCATATTCTATTTCACGATAATAAAACTCATCACTTCCTTTATTATATTTCTTTAAATAATATTTATCATTAGATTTAAACTTATTCCATATATGTGATACATCACCTGTCCAAGATACAATGGATGAATTTAAAGGTGTATGAGCTGGTTCTCTCCACCAAGTATCATCTAATAATGTAAAATTCTTTCTAATTAAATTTGGTAATTTATTATAGATAACTACATCTAAATCAAAATATAAGTTTTCTCCATCTCTAAACTTATCATACATTTGAAGTTTATTATACCAATTACCATACAGGTCATTTTCAATAACTTCAAACTCGTCATACTTTAGACCAGAATAAGTATCTATCATATGCTTTAAATTATCAACGTGCCAAGTTGTAAATCTTTTACCAGTCCTTACACAAATTATTCTCATTGAAATGCCCACGCTCTTTCATTACACCAAAAACATTTACCACAAGGATTTGGAAAATTTTCATTACCACTTTCTACTCCCCACGCACACGATTTAGTTAAAGGAAATAAATCTTTTATAAGATTGTGTTCTTTATATACACCTGATACAAACTTTTTATTTGTAAATATGTATGGTGTGTATGTAATACAATTATTATAACCTTTATCAAATACATCTAAACTTTCAAAGTCACCTGGATCACGTTTTCTTTCTGCAACGTCATAAAATCCACGTTCTTTCATAACTTCAATAGGTGGATTACAAGACATACCTGTTGCAACTACTGTATTATATTTTGTTGCCATTAATTCACGTATTGCTCTGCATTGTAATGCTTTTGAACAACCTCTTACATTTCTCCATAAAGTTGTAAGTTTACCATTTACCATTATTTTATTACGAGGATCAGCCATTTCTTTTTCTGCCTTTTCTATCCATACTGGATCACCTGTCTTAACATCAAATAATTCTAATTCTTTTATATTAGAGAATCTATTTTGTAAATATTTGTGTACACCAATAGCTCGTTCCGTATCAATAAGACCATCAGCGTCTTTGCTGTTAAAAGGGTATATCTCCATTTGTGGAAAGTATGTTGCAATAAGAAATGCTAGAGAAGCTGAATCGCAACCACCAGATAATGATAAAACTATCTTTTTAGGCGCTCCTGTAGGAAAATGTTTTTTATCAAATAAATCTACTGTTTGATTTGAATATGTTATTTTCATTGTTTTGCCTTTTCATAATATGGTTTTAATTCAGGATGTAAATCAAATAAATTGTGACCGTGTGCTTTATCTAATGCTTGACAATATTCAATTGTTTTAACAAACGCTTCAACATCTTGTTCTTTCTCTAATGCTCGTACAATATTTGGAAAATTTTTATACTTCGGAATAAGTTCCTGTTTTATTTCATATGGTAAATTTTTAACTTGTAGAATTTTTGGATATTCTATTATATAAGATGTATGAGGTATTCCTTTTTCTTTTAAATAGTCTATCAACTTATAATTTTGTAATACACTTAAAAAAGAAATAACAGAATGGACATTAACTCTGGAGTTTTTTCTTTCCTTCATCACCATTAAATTATTAATAAGAGCAGGCCAGTCTGATTTTTTTCTAATATAATCATTGTATTTTCCATAACTATCAATTGATACTTTCATTATAAATTCTTTAAAGAAGTTAAAATAATTTCTAAAATTGTAACCTTCCATATCAAATACAGATAGATTTGTTTTATATATTAAGTCTATGCCTTTTGAGTATCCAGTTAGTACTAATTTATCAAGGAGTTTATAATGATTTTTCATAACTAATGGTTCACCACCAATAAGTTTAATTGACCTAGTATATTTTGCTACAGAAGCAACATCATCAAGATACTTTTCTCCATCGTGTTTCTGCGTATTCATCCTCTCACCATCTTTAGGATCCAAATCAGGATCATAAACTTTGCCTATTCTTTTTAATGATAGAGTTCTTGTATTAGCACTTCTTGGTGTACACATATAACAATCAAGGTTACACGCATTACCAAACATTTTCATTTTTATATCTAATAGTCTTTCACCTAATCCAATTTTATGTTCTTCTTTAAACTTTTGTACAACTCTTAATAATTCAGGTACTTTACTATCAAATGTTCCAGCAAGGACTTGTTCAACATATTTCATTCTATCAGACCGACCATACTTCTTTTCTTGCAAACGGCAACCAGTACAATGAACATCCAAATATTCTGGATCATAATCCTCTCTAGTCATTTGGTCTCTTAATTTATTTTGATAATCGGATGTATACCACTCTTCAATAGTAGTATCTTCCATATTATGACCAGTATGCCCTAGAGCGTCATAACAAGGTGCATATCTACCACTTAAACTTGAAAAAATATGAGTAAATGGTAAAGGACAAAACCATAATTTTTTATCTTTAAGTTGTTGTTCAAATTTTTCTTTTTGTTCGTTATTCACGCCAATTCTCCTTTATGAAAGACTCATTATGTTCGTGTATTGTTTTACCTGGACCAGTAAAATGTACCACTTTAATATATTTATGAACATCACCTAATATCATATAATCAGTCTTAAATTTGTCACGATAAATTTTGTTTAGTGTGACATTTTCCTTAAAATCGGATGAG